GCCTGCATCACTATCAAAGTCCAGAGACTCATCAGTAAACTCATAGAAGAAACCAAACCGTTGCAGAGTAGCTTGTCGGGTAATACGTGTGAACCCTACACGATTCTTACGTCCACCAGTTTCAGACAATGTAGGCAGTCTACCTGTGATGGATCCAATGTCTTTGCTGGATCCATACAAGTTACCAAGACGAGCAGAGATAACAAAGTTACCTCCTACACCTTCAGCCGTCAATTGAGTTTTCAGAGTATTAATCTCTGTCTGTGTGGCATAGCCTGTAGGCTTGGTAATATCCAGTTTAGTAAGGGTAAGTGTATTACCTGAAGCACTAGCAATACTACTACCAGCAATTGCATTAATAGCAGCTACAAGACTAGCGGCAGTAGCTGTAGTAGTAGTAGCAGTCAGAGCTTTAGCAGTGACTTCATACGCCCATCCACCAGTAACCAGATTACCCGCAGCGTCAATCCCTTGATCGTTAATATTACGATCATCCAGCAACGGAAGGTACTCATGTACTTTAATCGTCTTGCCATAATTTTTAGGCATATGAGTGACACTAGCCAGAGGTGTAAAGTACATCTCTTTTTGCTTCTGAATGATTGCTTTCTTCAAATAGAAGAAGCTTTGCAACTGGTCATTAGGTACTGAACTATCAACACTAGACGGACTAGCCACTGAACCTGCGTTATAGATAAGAGTCATTTTATTTCCTTGTTATTAAACTCTCCCTGCCATGAATTTTAAGAATTCTTCATCAGACAGAGATAAGGGGTCAGAATTAGGATTAACTTTATTAGGTGTACTGCGTGATGTACTAGCAGCTTTAGCTTTCTCATTATTAGCTACTTTGGTTGTATTGGCTGCTGATGTCCGAGCTACAGGAGTAGTTGCAGTAGTGCTCAACAATCCTGCTTCATTCATCTTCTGTCCAATGACCTTATAAGCTTCTAAGAAAGGAACGTCATAAGCGACAGCTCCAAGTACTTTTTGTCTCTCTATCTCTGAAGTAATCTTGTCATAGATACCATTAGATCTTTGTTGATTAATAATCTCTATTACATGTGGATCCTTCCAGAGAATCTCTTTACTAGCTTGATCCCATTGCTGTGAAATAACTTGGACAGTCTCTGCTCCTGTAGATGTAGCCAATACATCATCTAGTACACTATTAAGAGCTACTTCCTCATTCGATACACGGTGATTGCCAGCAACATAATTAACTTCATTAGTCACATCTATATCTAAAGGATCTATCTCAGCATCCTTTAGTAATTTTTGAATAGCTACTTTATCTTTCTTGTTCAAATCAATGAGGAAAGATAATTTCTCTTCATCCAACAATTCATTGTTCTGAAGCATAGTTAATACTTTGCGATGAGGAGCTATGTCCTGCATCTTACGAGTGTAATTAGCACCCATCTGCATTAACTTAATTACTTCATCTACATTCTGTGGAGTTACGTCTCTACCATTGGCTTTAAAAGGAGCTAATACTTTCTTGTATAGCTCTTCATAATTAACAGGCTCAACAGACTCATTTGCAGCATCAGCAGGAGCCTCTATAGGCGCTTCCTTATCTTCAGGGGTAGTCTTACCCTCAGAATTTTCTTCAGGCGCTTTTACGTCTTCCCCCGAGGCTTCCAGTGCACTATTAGTATCTTCTTCTTGAACAGGCTCTGTTGATTCTGTTTCAGGTTGCTGCTCTTGAGCAAATTCCTGAGCCATGAATTCTTCGTCTGATAGATCGAAAATATTAGTCATTATTGCTACGCACCTCTGTAATCATTCTGTCAATTTCTTCGGACTGCCCTTCAGCAGTAATCCCCATACGAATACAAATGTGCAGAAAACGTTGTAAGTGTCCTGCTGCTTGAGCCATCTGCATAGCAGACTCTCTATCTTCTTTAGACAGAGAAGGATCACCACTAGCTTTAGCATATCCTGCACATTCTTTCTCACAGAAATCTTCAACAATCAATTTCTGGAAATCCGGATTCTCTTGTAAACGATGAACCATGGCTTTACGTTTAATAAAGTACTCATTGGTTTCACGTTGGAATTCCAGTTCTTTTAATTCATCCATTATTAAATCTCCTGTGATTGTTGTTTACTTATTAAGTTGTACCCAATAGCAGCGTCTATATCTGCTGGCATCTCTCCTTGCTTGCGAGATTGAGTTAATGCCTTAGTTACTTGCAAGTCCTGATTACCTTGAGCTTGAGCCTTCTGTTTCTCCATTTCCTGAGCATGTTTAAATCCACTAGATTCCATTTCAGAATCTAAATCCTGTGATCTAGCATCAGACATCATTTTTTCTGCTCTAGCATTGTTGTAGGCTATCTCAGATTTAATTTTCTCTATCTCTAGCTGTTTCATTTCTTCAGCCAATGGATCAGGCTGAGGCTGATATGTACTAATCCTCTCTTGTAATTCAGGCATGTTCTTCAATCCAGCTATCTCACTAAGAATCATCATAGTGATCTGTGGATCAATATTTGGCCCAATAGTTTGAAGAATAAATGCCAAGTCTTGTACCTTAGCATCGTTAATTTCAGCAGTAGTAATATCTACTTCTAAATCAAAGTTACCTTTTAAATCCTCTCTCTGAATAGTAATGAATTCTTTATTTGTAATTCTTATCGTCTCTTCTTCAGATAAGAATACAGCATTCATTGCTATAATCTTCTCACCAATCCTAGCAACAGATTTAGCCAAGCGTCTAAGAATACTCATTTCACGCTTAGCTGAAGCATCCAGCATACCTCTAATACCTGTAGCCACATTCCCATAAGCTTGACTACTCAAACCTCCAGAGAATGCTTTAACACCTGTTAGAGCCTCTGCTTCGTTGTTCTGCATACTAATAAGAGCCAACGCAGACTGTGGAATGTCAGGATACTTATGCTCAATGATATTAGACTGTGGATTGAGTTGAGGATTAAATTCATAATCCTGACCATTCTCAAACCTACGCCTATTCAATGGATCCAAGAGATTCTTGGCTATACCTAATTGAGCATTAGCTGACCTACCAAGTAAATCAATAACACCTCTAGTCACAGCACCAAGTATCTTCTGATTATCTTCTAACAGATTAGCATCAGAGTCACCATATACCTCCCGTTTAACAGGAGTATATGCAGTCACTACGAATGGGAGTTTACCATCAGGAAATGGATTCTCTTCCATTCTAATCATTACATCATCGATCCAAGTAGCTACTATAGGAACCAAGTTACCATCGTCACTGATGTCGTTGAACCCCCAATACTCATAAGCTATTACTTTCTTACGAATAGCATCGCTAAAAGTAAAATCTAATTGTTCAGATTTACCATAAGTAACAGTAGAAGATGTAGTAGCAGTCTCCCAGTTAACTTTATCCAGATTCTTATATCTATCTGTATTCTTGAGTAACTCTGCTTTGTTAGTTTCGAAAGCAACTATCACAAAGAGAGCATTATCCATATCACCTAGACAGGTAGGGTCTATGAATACATTCCTTGGATCCAAGACAGTAACAGTAGGCTTATTTTCTAGTACATCTTGGACAGTTACCTCTTCCATTCCTACTTGTTGAGCAATCGTAGGTATTCCTGAAGATTCGTAAAAGTCTACAGCTGCCTTAATAGCTTCATCAGTAGATTCATCATAGATCCTAGGATTAGCTTTCTTGAACTCTACAGCTTGAGTTAATTGCTCAACGACTTGGGGATCTTCAACTGGGTAATGATCCCAAATAGGCTGTAACTCTTTATGCTCACTCGTCTGTCTAAGCCAACCTACTTGTACTATAGAAGTACCTTCGTCTACCGTACTCCTAACGAAATCATCAATAAACTTAACTCTATTTAACTTGGTTCTGAATTGCCAGTTAAGTACTAACTCATTCTGCTTAGCTGCTGAGGTGTCCTCAAAAGTAACAGGATTTACTTGAAATAGTTTATTAGATGTAAGGAAAGGCTCTGTTAATGCAGGGTATCTCCATTCAGCTTGTCTACGTATAAGCTTAGGCTGAACAGAACTCCTACCTTTAATCTTAGGAGGTTTAGCTTGGTTCTCCACATTAAACAAATCATTCCAAGAATCTATCTTGGTAATCTGCCTATTCTGTGACGTAGAAGCATATTGTAGATCCCGCTTAAGATCTGTAACAGTAGGCTCTTTAGCCCACGTAGTGAGCTTAGATGTTTGATCAATATCAGCCATTATTTCAGTGGGTCCTGTGGAATGAATCGTCTATTGTGCACTATTCTATGACAATCATTAATGCGATCATGCGCTTCAGTAATACGTTTATTATGTTCCTTATTAACATCACGTTGGTGCTCTAAATCTCTATATATGTTTTTAATATCAGTACGAATAGCTCCATATACTGCACCTGCTGCTATTAACTGAAGAGCCACCATCCAAATTGTGTCTATTGAGATATTCATTCCATACTCTTAATAGAGGTATACCAATCCCTTGTAATAATTAGTCTTGCTTCTGTATCGAGGCCTTGTCCAATGATTCCAGAAAGGCTTTCATCGAGTCGTTGTACTGCTGATTCAAATCCTTCTCTGGAGAAACATAATTCGTCAGGATTTCTGGAGCTTTCGGCAATTCTGGACAAGGCAGTGCTACGGGCTTTATCTCTTTCGATACGCAGGCTGTCAGCATCAAGCTTGAGCCTAGCAATAGTATCCTGATACTTGGTATCAGCACTCTCTTTAGCTTCTGCATACTGCTTTT